AGCCTTAGTCTGCTGCGCGCTGTGATTCTTGACGTACGAGCTTTCATCCACTACTAATAGCGTCTTCGGCCCGACAACCTTACCCATCTTGGCAAGGTTCTCTTCATTACGCAGGAACTCGTAGTTCGTAACGACTACCCGGAGCCGGTTTTCATCTTCCGTGGTTTTCCAAATACGTATCTTGTTCCGGAACTCCGCTACCTGTAACGGAAAATCGGGCCACACGTGCTTCGCCCATTCACCCAGAACCGGATCAAACCACACGCTCCGCACGGCGCTCGGGCACGCAATCACTACCCGGTTGATCGTACCCTGAATAAACATTGTCTGCGCCGCGTCAATCACCGTCTTTGTTTTACCCAGCCCCATCTCATCGGCTAGTAACAGGTACGGTGTCACGATCAGTTTGTACACGCCATCTATCTGATGGAAGTACGGCGGGAATGGCGCGTTCTTTGTCAGATATTCTGTTAACTGCGCTTTGTAAATCGTCTCCCTTTCAGCGATTGAACTTGCCATGATGACTCGGCCCTTCCCACCCTACTTTGGTTTCGAGGGTTGCATAATACTTGAGAGTAGTCTCACTAACGTGATCTTCGCCCTTAACTAAAAAGATCCGCCGTATCAGGCGGATCAGGGTCGCAATGGGTTTCATAACCCCTCCTGTGATAACCCGTGGTACCCTAGCCCACTAACTTAGGGTACCACGGATAAAGCCTAGAACGGTTGGACCTCCCCGGTCGCTTCCGGTGGAGCACTCGGCAGCTTTCCCTCGAGCGCGTCGCGAACTATGCGCTTGACGTCAGCTGAAAAATCCCCGTTAAGCATCCACTTGAGGTAGCCGGGGTCGGAATCCATCCGTTGACCCTTAAGCTTCCCGAAGTTGAAACACGCTCGCCCGTTGATGAACCGGAATTTACCGGAGTCATCAATTTGACACGGGTCGCGCGGAAACAGCAGTTCACCGAGTTCAGTGACAGTTTGCGGTAGGTTTGGCTGACGAAGCATTCCCTGTAGTGCGAGTTCCGTGCCGCGTACATCCGCCATAGCGTCGTGGGCGTTTTCCATTTTCCGCCCACCCCAGTGTTCTACGGCATCCGACAGAGTCCTTGGTTCGAGGATCTGCCATAGACGGAGACCGCAAATGACACTGGCCTTGCTGTAGTCGAAGGCCATCTCGCAGCGAGCGAACTCTTCCTTGATGAGAGGAAGATCGAATCGTTTGAGATTATAGCCAGCGAAGTCGGCACCGACGAATGTGGTGAACAATGGCTTCGCCACTTCGCAGAACCGTGGGATTGGACGCCACTTTGGACAGGCTTCAGACGGGTGCTTGTCGGCGTTGTGTCCGCACCGAGCGCAGCCCGCTGTGATTAGCTCGTCCGTGTAGCCTCTTTCCTCGAAGAACGGTTGTCTCGGGATTGAAACTTCTGGGTTGATGTACGTGTAATGCTCTTCCTCAGTACCATCAAGGTTGTAAACCTTCAAGGCGATTTGGAAAACCCGATCCTTCATCGGATTTGATCCAGTAGCTTCGAGGTCAAACAAAACTAACGGACGCTCTAATCTCAGACCAAGACTCATGTTTCACCTTTTGTTAGCCAACCCCAACATTTTCCAGACCAAATGTTGCGAATTGTTTGAGTGGTGACAAGATAAGAATCTGCAAGTTCTCTTGTAGATTCTTTACTCTTGAAAATTTCAATCACTTCCTTTTCAGTTAAAGCTGCTGAACGTTGATTTTCGCCACGAGGTGTTCTACCTTTACGAATTGCATCATGAAAATTGTCTTTGGCTGTTCCAAGAAACAAATGATCAGGATTCACACAAATTGGTATATCACATGTGTGACAAACGTATTGACCATTTGGAATTGGACCATTTACCAATTTCCATGAAAAGCGATGGGCACCTTCGTAATTAAATTGCCCATATCCATAATGGTAAAGACATCCTGTCCACAACCAACATTCAGTTGGCCCTTTCTTATCAACGTGTTTCCAAAATCGAACCTCTGGTGGGATTAATTTTCTCACTATTCTACCTTCTTTATATCAATACATCGAAGACCATCTCCACCATGGCCGTCTGCTACAGGTTCAAAATCCAATACACAACCTTCTTGAAGAAGGTCAAATGTGCCAGGAACGGAGAAGTTCTTGGCATGCATGAACCGCGTTCGTCCGTCAGTGTCCCGTATGAAACCGAATCCCTTGTTAGGGAGGAGACGAATCACAGTTCCTTTCATTCTTTTGGTGTTATCCGTGTTCATCCTCGAGCCTCTCAATTTCAGACTGAATGTACCAGAGGGCCTTCCGGAGGTCTGTAAGTGTGTGATCTGATTTCTTTCCAGCTCGGCAGATGTACTTTGTCGCGTTTCCCAAACGATAGTTCAGGCCCCACGCATCGCACACCTTGATATGTTCGTACGGATTTTCACCGCCACCGTAGTGGGCAGGGTGATTCACCATTTCGAGATCTTGACGCTGCTCGGCGAACGCTTTGTCTGCATCCTTACCGAAGTAAACAGTTGCTGTGAAGATCTTCTGTTCGAACTTCTCACACTTGCAATCAAGTCGATTGCATTCTCCAGAACGGTTGGGGAAATTGTGGTCACGCTTTGGGTGACCACAGATGCAGAGACGTGCTTCATCTACCAGTGCTTCTAGTTCATTCCGCGGATCACTCATTCATTTCATCCTTCGCAGGAGCCACTCGCGGCCCGCAATAGTCCAGTCACACACCTGTGCATCGTAGAGAACGTCAAACGCTTCCTTTGGGAAACCTTGACGATACATTTGGTGTGCCCACATCATTCTGTGGCACATCGCGCCCCACTCGCTATCACAAGTGAAGAACTGCCGACTCGGCGGCCGATTCACATACGCTTCACTATCCGCACACGCAAGCACGTTGTGAATCTGCACGTCTACATCTTCCGGCATACGGATCGTGCCGGTTTGATACCCACGCCATTTCTCATCCACGATCGGCAGACATTTGTTGTACTGCTCTTCGTAGGCGTGGTAATTCACCGAAATCTGTGTGTACTTACCAACCTGAAAGCCGGTCTTCACCGCCACGTATTCGAGGAGGAATCCGAAGTGAACAGCGTTCGCTCCGTACGTTCCCCAAATTATGTCGTTAGACCTACAGAACACAGTCATGTTCAGCTTGGACCACACCGGGTCAATCTGGAATGTGGCTACCAGATTGCACGGAACAGCCTTTCCCTTCCGGCCCAGGTCTACCTTGGGATCCCACATCTGCAGAACACACTGTCGGTCGATTGGATCAGCCTTCAGCTGCTGAATGATCTGCGCGATCTGGTTCCGGCCGAAGTGTTCTCTCCAGCGGTACCCGTAGGCATCGTGGAGAATTTGTCCATCGTCGGAATAATTCAGCATGTTCTTGGCGTAGCGGGCGGGACCTCCCACGTCCCGCCTGCCGTCCAACATCCACAGACTTTCGTACAGGTGAAAGAACGGATTGGCGTCACGTACCTTCCAACTCACCACCTTTTCAAGTGGTGAGCTGTACACAGTTGTCACCGGACCCTCAGAACGAATTACACGTCCGTTCCGGGAGTCCTGCCAAATCCCGTTCTCCTTGAGGTGTTTTAATCCCTCGAACAGCCCTTCCTGGGCGTTGTGAACGTGGATGACATGCATCACACCAACTCCGCCGGTCGGTACACGCGCTTGGGATCCTTCCCGTCTTCCAGGAACCCGGTGATCTTGGAGTACTCGCAAAGCCAGTGTTCGACCTCGCGCATCTCCCACTGACGCCAGTCCGCCGGCCAGAGCCTATCGTCCTGCGACATCTCGAGCAGAACGTTCATGTACTCCACCATCTCGTCCTGGCTCTTCTGCGAGTTACGCGTGAACATTCCACGCGGCGTGTCGTAGATAATACGCGACAGGCCTCGCACACAGCCCGGTCCCGCGTTCGCCCACGACATGATGTCTCGCGCGCCGCCCAGAACGTCGGTCCAGCGCAGGTCACTCACAATCTCGTAGGCCATGAAGCCGCCGAGATACGGTACCTTCACAAGCTGCTCGTGCATCCCCTGCAGCGTCGGTTCCCACTTCCCTTCGAGGGACTTCAGAATTGGAAGCGCTTCGTCCACGGCCTGCAAGAAGCCTTCCAGCTTGTTCTTGCCGGTGACAGTCTTGATCATGTACGCGCCCGTCACGATCGGCTTGACGTCTTCCAGGAGAATCCGGGCTTCTTCCGAGTTCCACTGATCCAGGATCAGGTGCTTGATAATCTCGCCGGTCTCAATCCGGTTGAACCACCGGAAGATCACGGTCGCCTCGATCGCCTTCTGCCCGCTCACCTTGCTACGAATGTTCTTGTCGAACCACATCGTGGTCTTGTCGTGCTCTCTAAATACATTACATAGATTGTACTTCTGAAACACTTCCTGATCGGACCACGGCCACGGCTGTCCAGCCAATCGTCGTTCGCGGATCAGGTAACGCTCACGGGCCAAAGCGAAGTATTGTTCAACTCGGTTCTTGTTCATCACACGCTCACTTTTAAGCCTAGAAAGTCTCGGACATCTACCAGTGCCCACTTGTAGTCAAGTAGGCGGAAATCTACACCTGCGTTTGCGAACTTCTTTCTCTGCGGCACTAGTTGATCCATCTTTGCTACAGTATGCTTCGGGTCGACCGGCCGTTTGTCACCCCGAATGTAGCGGCGCTCTTCGATGTTATTCAGACACTCGTCGAGCGGTGTATCCAACTCGATAACTAACAAGTCGGAAATGTCCTTCAGGGAAATACAGCGCTCCACGTCAGAGCACACGATAAGTCCCTCGAATATAACGTCCATCTCCAGGTCAAGAATCGCGGCTTCGATCTCGTCGTAAATAGCATCGAGACCGATAATCGTATCACACCCGCCGCACAGTTCTTCGTAGTGACCTACAATATAAAGCGGGTCACCATCTGGCCGTTCGAGCGTGTAGCCAATCGGCTGTTTCCGGAACTTGATCTTGTGCGGCTTCTTGACCGGGAACTCCCTCATGATCTGCTTTACCAGATGCGATTTTCCACACCCGGAGGTGCCTCGTATGTTAATAGCCTTCGGCATTACTGTTCTCTCCAAAATTGATACGCATCACAAGATCGCGGTACGTTTCTAGGAACAAGTCTTTTGACTGTTGCCACTCACGAAAACAATAGTGGTCGCCGATCGCCATCATCTCGTCGTTTGTCAGTCGCGGGTACTTCTTTAATCCTGGCCAGTTCATGTCATTGAACCCCATCTGTCCCTCGAACGTCACGGCTACGCGGTCCGCGTTCTCAATCGAGGGATGGAGGTCCCTTGGGAGACAGAACTTATCCATGATGATATTGTGCGCGTCTTGCTCAGCTATCCGGTAGCCGGCCATCGCCGGGCTCGCCTTCAGCCACTTCGTCACGTCCCCAAGGTAAGCCTCTGTTGCATCGTGCAACAGAGCCTGCATCTCAACCGTGGAGTCTTCAACAAAGTACCCAACGACCCGCGCCACGAGAACGCTGTGGCACGCCACGTTCACCGGACAGACAAGCGCTCCATTGAATCTGTTGTAACACGAGAGATGGTGCGCAATGTCCTCAATGTCAATATCCGTTGTCTTCAGTGCCAACGGATTGACAGTTTTCCCGGTGTACGTTCGAATCATTGGAACCACGTAACCACCTCACGAACTCCCAAAGTCAGCAACCACAACGACAGAGTTTCTGTGATGAACCGTAGAGCCATCGGCTTATCTTCACTCGCGTTGTACATGTTCCACAAGTGAATTACTAAGGCCGTCAGAAATACGGGAACCCAGATCATGGCTTGGCTCTATAATGCTTTCCGCGTAACATTCGCCAGTTTGGAAAACGCTTCCCGCCTATTTCACGCCACCCGTCGAACGATACAACTCCGTGCGGTCCAAACTCCGCCTCGATCATGTCCTTGGCGCGAAGCGTGGATTCTTCATCACTGGGAAGCGTGGATTCATTCAGGGTCGACGGTCCCTTGTCAAACCCGATATGCTGAACGCGCCCCACGGCACCGTCTTCCAGTCTGTGTGCCGCGCTCCGCCAGACGTCACCGTTCCTGGGCAGGTGCGGATGCGTATACTTCCACCCTTCACGAGAGGGCTTTGCGATGTTGCAGCCTCCGTGGATCATACCGTAGGTTCGGGAATACCCGTCCTTGAGCCACGACTTGTTCGTGGAGTTTGCTACTCCAGCGAACCCGGTCTTGGTTTCGTCGATACAGAAGACTAGTTCCTCGATTACAAAGTCGAGGTCAGGAAATCCGTACTTGTCGACGAACGTCTTGGGCGGCAGATCATCATCCAGGCGCACCCAATACTTGGCGCCGAGCTCGGCTGCCAGATTGTACGCCGCGATTGTCTGCGGTCCGATTCCGTATCCGCCGATAAACACCTTGTGCCGTCCATCGTACCGACGACTGTGCTCCTCGAACACGTTCGG